TTCCGGCTCATCAAACGTCAGTTCGGTTTTGTGAAAACGCGGTACAAGGGACTGCTGAAGAACGACAACCAACTGGCGATGTTGTTTACGCTGGCGAATCTGTTTCGAGTGGACCAGATGATACGGGCATGGGGTAACTGTGCCCAACAATTGAGATAAGCCTCGAAAATGAGGCTAAATGTCGTTTAATAGCCCGATACTTGAGGTAAAAAGTCAGGTTTTTGGAGTGATGGGCATTTCAAATGCGGACAAGGAGTTCGTAATGAAGGTGCGGCCCACTTGTTCGCACCTTCCTTAGCACAAGATGTGCAGGCTGCATTTCTTGAGGAGAGGCTGGACCCACACAAGTACAGCTTGTTCTGTTTTGATGAGTGGGGTGAATCATCTGAGGAAGTTGAAACAACAGAAGATGATCCAGATGCATATGCGAAGGTCATTGAAGTCCAGAAAACCGAACTGGTTACTGTCACTAAACGCAAGATCGAGGTGCATGAAGATAAGGCAGTGCAAATCGAGTATCCAGAGGAAGTTGAACAGCCTCTGTATAAAAAAATCCCAGTTGTTGATGAGGCAGGTAATCAAGTTAGTTATTTGATTACGCCAGAAACGGTGGAGATAGGTGTTGAAGTTGATTCAGAGACAGACTTTGCCGGACCAGTAATTAAAATTGATGATAAAACATTTGAAAAAATTGTGAGTCCTGCGGTGTACGGAGTTATGACTCATGAAATGCCAGTTTTGGAGCAACAGACCAAGTACTATAAACTTGTGACAAAACCTGCAGGCGGGCTTTATGGGATCCGATATGAGCAGTTGCTGGCGTTCGTAATTGCTGCACTTTGATTCTTAACTGGCCCGCAATGCCCTGCTTGGCTGGTCACTTTTTATAGAAAAATACACCCCGCCCCGTGCGGGGTGTTTCGTTACTGCCAGCACTAGCTACCTTGTCACCGCTTCGCCAGTGTGTACGGCCCTCACACACTGGCCGCCGCTCGCCTGTCATCCCCTGCCCCTGCATCCTGACCCTGCTCGCATTACATGCACCAAGCTCCGTCCGGACAACAGGAGAACCTATGGCACTGGACCAATTTCACCACGGCGTGCGCGTCGTGGAAATCAACGAGGGCACCCGCACCATCCGCACCGTCGCCACGGCGGTGATCGGCATGGTCTGCACCAGCGCCGATGCTGATGCTGCCTACTTCCCTCTCGACAAACCCGTGCTGATTGCCAACCTGCCAGCAGCCATCGCCAAAGCAGGCAGCAACGGCAACCTCAAGAAGTCGCTGCAAACCATTTATGACACCGTCAACACCATCGTCATCGCCGTGCGCGTGGCCGACGGCGCCGACGCAGCAGAACTGACCAGCAACATCATCGGCACCATCAAGCCCGATGGCAGCTACACCGGCCTCAAGGCACTGGAACGGGCCGCCCCGGTAACCACCGTCAAGCCGCGCATCCTCTGCGTGCCGGACCATTGCACCCTGCCGGTGGCCACCGCCCTGGCTGGCATGTCCAAGAAACTGCGCGCCTTTGCCTACGTGCCGACCATCGCCGAAACCGTCGAGGCCGCCCTGGCCTATCGTGAGAACTTCGCCAGCCGTGAGTTGATGCTGGTGCATGCCGACTGGACGGCGTGGGACGTAGCAGCGAATACCAGCGTCAAGCTCGATGCCTGCCTCAAGGCCGCCGCCATGCGGGCCCTTATCGACAAAGAGATCGGCTGGCACAAGACCCTGTCGAACGTCGGCGTGACCGGGGTCGATGGCATGACCAAGTCCCTGTTCTGGGATCTGCAAGACCCTGACACCGAAGTCGGCCTGCTCAACGCCAACGAGGTCACCGCCCTGATCCAGGCCAACGGGTTCCGCTACTGGGGCAACCGCACCTGCTCGGACGATCCCCTGTTCTGCTTCGAGAACTACACCCGCACGGCCCAAGTGCTGGCCGACACCATCGCCGACGCGCACATGTGGGCCGTCGATAAGCCCATGACCCCGACCCTGGTGAAAGACATCATCGAGGGCATCAAGGCCAAGGGCCGCGAACTGGTGACCGGCGGGTACCTGCTCGGTTTTGACTGCTGGTACAACGAGGAGCTCAACGACAAAGACACCCTCAAAGCGGGCAAGCTGCGCATCGATTACAACTACACACCGGTACCGCCGCTTGAAGACCTCGGCTTCCAGCAGCGCATCACCGACTCCTACCTCATCGACTTCAGCGCCCGCGTCGCGGCTGCAGCATAAGGAGCTACCATGGCACTGCCACGCAAACTCAAACGACTGAACGTCTTCCTCAACGGCGATAACTGGGTCGGTGAAGCGGAAGACTTCACCCCGGCCAAGCTCTCACGCAAATTCGAGGCCTATCGCGGCGGCGGCATGGGCGGTGCCGTCAACATCGACATGGGGATGGATGACAGCGCCCTTGATGTCTCCTTCACCTTTGGCGGCTACGGCGACCAGCTCCTGCGCTGCATGGGTGAACCCAAAGCCGACGGCACCAGCCTGCGCTTTGCCGGTTCCGTCCAACGCGATGACACCGGTGAAATCGTCGCCGTCGAGATCGTCTGTCGTGGCCGCTTCAAAGAGCTCGACCGGGGCACCCTCAAGGCGGGTGACAACACCCAGGCCAAGGTCAGCATGGTCAACACCTACTACAAAGAGACCGTCAACGGCCAGGTGATGCATGAGATTGACCTGATCAACATGGTCGAGATCGGCCCCGATGGCATCGACCGCATGGCCGAGCACCGCAAAGCCATCGGCCTCTAACCCACCCAACAACCCAACGGGCGGCCAACAGCCGCCCTCACCACATCAACATCAGGAACAAACACCATGGAAAACAAAGTCATCACCCTCGACACCCCGATCCAGCGCGGCGAAAGCACCATCACAGAGCTGACCATCCGCAGCCCCCAAAAAGCGGGCCACCTGCGCGGCCTCAACACCATGGACATCGTGCAGATGAACGTCGACACCCTCATCAAACTGCTGCCACGCATCACCGAACTGAGTGAAACCGAAGTGGCAGACATGGCTCCGGCTGATCTGCTCAAGGCCGGGGTAGTGGTGGTCGGTTTTTTGATGGGCTCGCAGCAGGAGGCTTACCTCACTGCATAGATGACCTGATGGCCGAGATTGCCATCATCGCCCACTGGCCGCCATCCGAGATGGCGGCCATGGAAATCAGCGAGCTGATGGGCTGGCACCAACGCCTCGTTGAGACTCACAACCGCATCAACGGGGCCGAAGAACAATGAACCCTCTCAAACTTCAAATCCTGCTCGGGGCGGTCGACAAGCTCACCGCCCCCCTCAAAGCAGTCAGCGGCCAGAGCCGCCTCACCGCCAAAGACTTGGTCGACACCAAGAAAAAAATCCGCGACCTCGAAACCCAAGCGGGTCAAATCGAAGGTTACAAAACGCTGGGTGCCCAGATTGGTGCGACCAAAGCTCAGTTAAAGCAGGCCGAGGGTTCGTTCAGCGAACTGCAACGCAAGATTGCCGATACCCCCAAGCCAACCCGGCTGATGATCAACGAATTCAACAAGGCAGAAACCGCCCTCAACCAGCTCAAGACCAAACAGGGGGAGATGATCACCCGTCACGCTCAGATGGGGGAGGCAATGCGCAAGACCGGCATCAACACCGGTAACCTCAGTGAAAGCCAGCGCCGCCTCAAAACAGACTTGGCTGCAGCCAACACAGTGCTCGACTCTCAGCGAACCAAACTGGGCCAACTGGCCGACCAGCAAAAGCGCCTCAACCAGGTCAAAGCCAACTACCGGAAAACCCAAGAACTGCGCGGTCAGATAGCAGGGCACGGGGCCGCCGCGCTTGCCACGGGTACTGCCGTAGGCATGACAACGTTGAAACCCGTCATCGAATTTGCTAGAGCCGAAACATCAGTCGTTGACCTCAAGGTGTCCATGATGGGTAAGGGCGGCCAAGTGCGGCAGGAGTTCCAAGCCATCAGCGATCTCGCCACCAAGCTCGGCAACAAACTGCCGGGCACCACAGCCGACTTCCAGAACATGATGAGCACGCTGATCCAGCAGGGTATGAGCGCCAAATCCATCTTGGGAGGTCTGGGCGAAGCGACCGCCTATCTCGGCGTTCAGTTGAAAATGCCGTTCGACCAAGCGGCGCTGTTTGCGGCCAAGCTGCAAGACGCCACCGGCACCGCAGAGAACGACATGATGGGGCTGATGGACACCATCCAGCGCTCGTTTTACCTCGGCGTTGACAGCGGCAACATGCTGGGCGCCTTCACCAAACTCACCCCGGCCATGGGCATATTGCGCAAGTCAGGGCTTGAGGCAGCTAAGGTGCTGGCCCCACTGGTCATCATGGCCGATCAGGCTGGCATGGCGGGTGAGTCATCAGGGAACGCCTACCGCAAAGTTTTCCAGATGAGCATGAACACCGGCAAGATTGCCAAAGCCACAAAAGGCACCGGGTTGAAGCTGAATTTCACCGACGGCAAGGGGGAATTCGCAGGGATGGAGAACATGTTTGCCCAGCTCGCCAAGCTGAAGGGGGTGAACACTGAGCGCCGCCTGCAAGTCCTGAAGGGCATCTACGGCGACGATGCTGAAACATTGCAGGTGCTGGAGCTGATTATCAGCAAAGGCATGGACGGCTACCGAGCCACCCAGAAGAAAATGGCAGACCAAGCCGCCCTGCAAGAGCGGGTCAATGCACAGCTCGGAACCCTGGGCAGCTTGTGGGATGCCGCCACTGGTACCTTCACCAATGCCATGGTCAACTTTGGTGAAGCAATCAGCCCAGAAATCAAAGCCATCACCCAGTGGATCGGCGATATGTCAGAAAAACTGGGTGACTGGGCGAAGAAAAACCCTGAACTATCCAACACCCTGATGAAGATTGGCGCCATTGTGTCGGTCGTCACCATCGCATTCGGTGGCCTGTCACTGGCTGTCGCCGCCCTGCTTGGCCCTATGGCTATCATGAAACTGACGTTCGGGATCTTGGGGGTCACTTTTGGCGGCCTGCTCGGGGCGATCACCGCGGTGTTGGTGCCCATCGCAGCCTTGATCGCGCTGGGTATTGCCATCGTCAAATTCTGGGAACCTATCAGCGCATTTTTCAGCGGGCTATGGCAGGGCATCATGAGTGGGCTTGCTCCCGTCTTTGAAGCCTTCAAGCCGTTCGCCCCACTGATTGATGGCCTCGGCACAGGGGTTAAAGCGCTATCGGGCTGGTTTGGCGACCTGCTAGAACCACTCAAATTTTCCAAGGAAACGCTGGAAGGGTTCGGCAGCGCTGGCCAGTTCGTCGGGCGTATCCTGGGCGAAGCCTTCAACATTGCCCTCACCCCGCTCAAAGCCTTCCTGTCAGGCATCGAGTGGCTGCTTGAATCGCTGGGCATCCTCGAAACCAAGAAGATCCCGAAGTTCGAGATCCCAACCCCCAGCACTCCTGGCTATGCCAATGGCAACTTAGGCACACCTGCGCTTCCATCGGCTTATCGCTACGGCACTGGAAACTACAACCAGCCTGCTGCGCTTGCGGGTGGTACTGGCTACAGCCCGCGTATCGTCGATACGCCAAAGATCAAGCCAAAGGCCAGTACCACCACAGTCAATAGTCAGCCGTTCTACCAGCTCACCATCAACGCGGCGCCGGGAATGAACGAAGCCCAGCTGGGCAAGCTGATGATGGACAAAATCAAAGAAAGCGAGCGCGCCAACAAGACGCTTGGCCGTGCCACCCTGGGCGATCGCAACTAAGGAGTAATCACCATGATGATGACCTTGGGCTGGTTCGTGTTTATGCGCTCGACCGTCGCCCCTCAATCCCAACAAGATAAATGGGCATGGCGCCACCCGGGCAATAACCGGGTCGGTGCCCGCCCTGCCTATCAGTTCCTCGGCCCTGACGATGAAACCAGCATCCTGAGCGGGGTGCTGTTGCCCGAGGTGACCGGCGGCCCCGTCTCCCTCGACATGTTGCGCCAGATGGGTGACAGCGGTGAAGCCTTCCCCCTGATCCAGGGCGATGGCGTCATGCGCGGGTCATTCGTGATAGAGGGCATCAGTACCACCCGTACCGAGTTTTTCGACGATGGCGCAGCCCGCAAGATTGAATTCAGCATCGAGCTCAAACGGGTCGATGATAACGACAGATCCTTCGGCAACACCCTGCTGGGCCGTACCGCGGCCAACCTGCTAGGCCGCCTCGGGGTGGGCAAGCTGATCGGCAGCATCGGCAATAAGCTCGGGGGACTCCTCTGATGGGTGCCTTAGACCAGTTCGGCAGTCGCCTGGCCGAGAACTTAGGCATCACCAACCCGCTCGATACCCTGCGCCAAGGTCATCCGGTACCGGCTTACCAGGTGCTGGTTGATGGCAGTGACATCTCGGCCGCCATTCGCCCGCGCCTGATGTCGATGACCATCACCAACAACCGGGGCTTCACCGCCGACACCATCGAAATCACCCTTGATGACAGCGACGGTCAGCTCGACATGCCACGCCGTGGGGCCACCCTGCGCGCCTTCATCGGCTGGCAGGGCAGCGCCCTGGTCGACAAGGGCACCTATAAAATCGACGAAGTGGAACACAACGGCGCCCCCGATGTGCTCACCATCCGGGGCAAATCGGCAGACTTGCGCGGTGGCATGAACAAACTGCGCGAACGCAGCTGGCACCAGACTACTGTCAGCAGCATCGTCGACCAGATCGCCGCCCCCTACCAGCTCACCCCCTGCGTGGGCGACTCACTCAAGGGCCAGCTGATCGACCACATTGACCAGACCAACGAAAGCGATCTCGCCTTCCTCACCCGCTTGGCGGGTCAGTGTGATGCCATCGCCACCGTCAAGTCTGGCCGCCTGATGTTCATCAAGGCAGGTCAGGGCACCACCGCCAGTGGCCAGCCCCTGCCGGCCATCATCATCACCCGCCAAGATGGCGATCAGCACCGCTTCTCGGTGGCCGACCGTGACGCTTACACCGGCGTGACGGCCTACTGGCAAGACAACAAGGCCGCCGAGAAAAAGAAAATCGAGGTGAAGCGCAAGAAGAAGACCAAACCGAAACCGGAACGGCCCCTGCCGCCGGGCGTGGTCGTCAACAAGAAGGAACACGAACTGCTGGTCGGCGACAGCGAGAACGTCAAAGAGCTGCGCCATGTTTACGCCAACCAGGCCAACGCCATGCGGGCCGCCCGTGCGGAGTGGGAACGGATCCAGCGCGGGGTGGCCGAGTTCGACATCACCCTGGCCAAAGGCCGCCCCGAACTCTACCCGGAACAACCCACCACCGTCAGGGGCTTCAAACCAGACATCGACGCCGCCCCATGGCTGCTCACCCAAGTGGTGGACGACCTCACCAATCAGGGCTACACCAACCGCGTACAGCTCGAAGTGAAGCTGGAAGAACTGCCAGAATGAAAAATGGCAGTCGCAATCCCGAATAGTAATACGGGGGGAATTCAATCCTCAAATGCTCGATACGGCCACTGAACAAGGGGGTTATCTCTTACAAGGTAGGTTTTTTGTCATTAAGGGCTTGGTTTGCAAGCAATAGCCCCAATATCCGTATGGAGCGTTCGGCTCTACAACAAAAGGCTCTAAATATGGCGATGTCTATTCCTCGTGCACACAGCGTCACCCAGATGATGCCCGCTAATGATTGGTTCTTCCTGTTTGAGGCCTCAGAGATCCCCTCATTTTTAGAGACTCAAATAATTCCAAGTGTGCGGGTATATAAGCGGTGTTGCTTCAGGTAGTAGATAAATTTATCCATCAACAAGACCGCATTGGCTTCTTTCATTTTAGGCAGCAACTGGTAATAGATGACCCCTTGCCGAAAGAACGAATAGGTTCGGCTCTTGCTGGTATTGACCTTGATCGTTCTCTCTAGACCGACACTGTCTCCAGCCTTACCCAGCAGCGTCAGCAAGACGATGGCCAAGGCACTGAACAAAAACAGTCGGTCACGCCGGACCGG